TGACGAGAAAGGCGGCGAGTACTCCGGCGACGACGACGGAAACTTGATCGGGTTCTTCGATTCAAGTATAAAGCACCACGGCTCAGTCTATGTGTACGAGCATGAGTTTACGTCCGCCACGTATCACGCGTGGCAACTCAAGAACGAAAGGAGTGTCCTATGCCAAGTGGAGGCGGAGGCGGAAACGCCACAGTTGCTGCCGTCCGGCGCGGCGGTGTGCGCGGAGGCTAGTTGACGAATGGCTACCAAGATTAAAATCAACCGGGTGAAGCTGCTCAATCTGAGTCAGCTTCACCCTAACCCGACGAACCCCAAACTGCCGCTTGGCGCGAAGTACCGGCGGGGCCTGTCGGAGTCGCTCAAGGAATTTGGCTTCGGCGGTGCGCTCAGCGTCGCCGACAACCTGGACGGAACCTACGAGATCCTGGACGGCACGACGCGGCAGGAAGACTTATCGTCGGCCGGCGCGTCGAGGGTGCCGTGTGCTCTGATTGACGAGTGCTCTGGAAATCCTGGTGACGAGGCAGTGAAGGCCAAGCGGACGCGGTTTCGCTTGGCTTACGATCGCAACCGAAAGAAGTTTGACGAAGAGGCAGTAACCCGCCAGGTTCAGGACCTGCTGCTGCAAGGTCAGGACGCAGCGCAGTTAGGCCGGCTGGTTGCCATCGACAACGTGAATGCCCTGCAATCCGCCGTCGACGAATCTCGCAAGTTGGCAATGCGCCAAACTAAGTTTGCGCAGTCGGCGCAAAGGCCGAACGCAGAGGCCAAGGCATCACTGGTGATCTATGGCCCGGCATCCGATGTTGACGAAATCAAACGGCTCGTCAAAGAGATCAAAGGAAGGATGGGGACGTCAGCTAAGGTTTTGCAGATTCTCGATCAAGCGGCGGAGTTCGCCGACGTTGAAGACGAAACATTCTTGGGCGTGTTTGCGGCCACACTGGCAAGGTGGTCGAAAATCGCGGAGGTAGTGACGTGAAGCGCGCGCCGGGCGCCGGACGCCCGCGAAAACCGATAGAAGTACTCGCCATGCAAGGGACGCTAAACGTCACTCGGCATGGGCACGTTGAAGACTACGTGCAGTCGCCAAAGGGCTGGCCGGAAATTCCAGAAGACTTGGCGGCAGTCGATCCGGCTTGCGTCGAATGGTGGAACCTGGTTTGTTCTCACCTGGAAGGAATGGGCGTTCTCGCTACAAGCGATTGGCTCGTAATCCGCGCTTGCGTGTGGTGCTATTACAGCCACACGGCGACCATGAAGTTGATGTCGAATATTTACGCGATGCCTAAAGTTCTCGGCACGCAAAAGGACCCCGACGGAAACGACATCATCGGACAGAATGGGCGCCCGCTTATTGAGATCGAATGGAGGGTAAACCCGCTCGCGGCCGAAAGCCGAAAGTGGCTGGCAGAGGCTGCGAAGTACGCTGTTCAATTAGGCTTGAGCCCAACTGCCAGGGCCGGTCTTTTGCGGAATGGCCCGGACCCAAAGAAAACAGGCGGCCTAGAAGACGTCCTTGGAATCGCCGACGGGACCAATGATTGACCACGATGCCCTCATTGCGAAGTACCGCACGAAAGTCGACGGCTACATCGACGGGGTTTTGTCAGGGGAGATTGTCTCTGGACGGTTGGTCCGCAATGCGTGCCGACGGCACCGTGACGATGTGGTTCACGCTATGGCCCGCGGGTTCTTCTTTGACGAGCTGCGCGCGGCGCGGGCCTGTAAGTTCTTCGAATTGCTCCGCCACACAAAGGGTAAGTGGGCCGGTCAGCCGTTTGTGCTCTCGCGTTCCGAAACCTTTATCACGTGGTGTGTGATGGGCTGGCGACACTCTAACGACGATCCACGCAAGCGGCCGCGCCGGTTCCGCAAGGCTTACGTGAGCGTCGCGCGCAAGTGGGGCAAAACATCCTGGGCCGCCGGACTCGCGTTGCTCTGCATTTTCGCCGACGACCCAATCGAGCACGGGGCCGAAGTCTACAGCGCTGCCACTAAGATGGAGCAGGCCAGCATCGTCCACACTCAGGCCGTTCACTTCGCGGAAGAGTGCCCCGAGCTGGCCACGTTCTGCAAGGCGCGGAAGTGTGGCGACCGCTATGTCGCGCTGATCGTCAACGGCGGACGGTACAGTCACTCAGTCTTCAAGCCGGTTGGCAAAGATGCCAAGACGACTGGCGACGGCAGCGGGCCGAGTCTGGTAGTCATGGATGAGCTGCACGCCTGGACAAAACATTACCGCGAACAGTTCAACAAGCTGTCGACGGGCAGCGGCAACCGTTCGCAGCCCCTGCACCTGGTGATCACAACGGCTGGCGATGAGAAGTCGGAGTTGTGGGTAGAGCGCGACAACTACGCCACACAGATTCTTGACGCCGTGGCGACGGGAGAAGTGATCGACGACACCCAGTTCGCCTACATCGCGCGGCTGGACGAAGAGCGGCCATGCAACTGTGAAGGCCCCGACCCGGAGTGCACGCTATGCCAAGGAACTGGTATCGTTCCGGAGGACGACATTTTCGACGAAGGCAACTGGCCAAAGGCAAACCCGGAACTCGGCATCACGCCCGATATCGAATCGCTCCGAGACCACGCCCGCGAGGCCAAGCGGATCCCGGAGGAACGCCGGAGCTTCAAGCGATACAAGTGCAACATGCGGGTGACAAGCATTCGCAAGCCGGTGACGCGCGAGCTGTGGAACGCCTGCCGCGGGGTGCTCTCCGACTGGAAGGCTGAGAGGGCGCATGCGTTCGGGGGAATTGATATCGGGACCCGCGACGACTTGGCCAGCATCGCCGCAGTGGCCCGGTTCAGCGAGGGAGTGGACGATGCCCACGGGCTGCCGGTGTATCGCTATGAGGTTAGGCAGCTGAGTTTCATCCACGAGGAATGTGAACGCGACTTGACTGCGGAGCCGGTCGCAACCTGGATCAAAGAAGGCCGGCTGATCGTGACGCCGGGGAACTCGACGAATCTCGGAGAGATTGAGCGGCGCGTGATCGAATGGACTGGGCTGTATGAAGTGCGGGAATGGGCCTTTGACCCGGCGCAGGCCATGTACCTTGGCCAGCGATTGCAGGATGAGCACGACATCTTCGCCGGGCAGTTTCCGCAAAATTACAACCAGTACAGCGAGATCTGCCAGACGATCAGCAAGCAGTTGGTCCCCAACAAGAGAATCCGGCACGACGGTGACCCGCTGTTGACGTGGGCCTGGTGTAATCTAGCGCTGAAAGAGGGACCGAAGCAACTGGTGATGCCAGACAAGGACCACTCGGCAGACAAAATCGATCCTGCTGTGGCGATTATTATGGCTCTTAAATTGGCACACTTTGAGGTGGATGATGATGCGGGCGCGTGGGGTGTTGAGCAGTGCAGTAGTCTGTAGCAACCTCCTTATTGCCGTTGGTGGCATTGGTGCGGTAAGCTACGGGGCGTCGGGCTACGATGTCCGCGCCGGGTGGATCTGCGGGGGATTGCTGTGCGTTCTATTCGTGGCGTTCGATTGGTGGCTTGACCGTGGGGATAGGAAGCCAACGCAGTGAGCGTAATCACACGTCTACTATCTTCGCAGGTCATCGGCGAGCGCAACCCGCTTGACGACCGCTGGTACGGCGCCGGCACGCAACTTAGCCTGACTGGCATCAAGGTCGACCAAGCCAATGCCCTGAAGCTGTCGGCCGTCTGGGCCTGTACCCGGCTCCTGACTGCCTGCGTTTCTTCCCTGCCCGTCCGTGTGATGCAACGCCGCAAAGGTTCGCCGGTGATTATCGACGACCACCCCGCGAGTAACTGTCTCTCTGTCTGGCCGTCCGCCGATATGGGGCCGAACACATTTCGACAGGCGAGTTGCCCCCAACAGATCAACGCTGGCAATTGCTTCTCCGAGATCGTCCAGACGCCAGACGGGCCGGAGCTGTACCCGATTCACTATAGCCGCGTGACGCCTGCCCGCCGCAAAGAGGACAACGCACTCGGCTGGCTGGTGAAAAACGACAACGCCGATCCGACGCCGCTGATGGATGACGAGGTGTTGCACGTCCGTAGTCAGATGACCAACGACGGCATCATGGGGCAGGGGGTCATCGAGCACGCACGGGAGACTATCGGCTTTGGGCTGGCCCTGGAAAGGGAGGGCGCCGCTCGCTTCGCTAACGCTGGCCGCCCGGACGTGGTAATGATTGGCGGCAAGTTTAAGAACGATGAGGCGCGGACTGCGTACCGCAACGCGTGGGGAGAGAGGCATCAGGGCTACCAGAATCGCGGCAAGCTGTTTATGGCACCCGATGAAGCCAAGCTAGAGAAACTCGAATACTCCGCCGTCGACCAGCAGTACATCGAATCCTGCGACCTGAAGACGATAGACGTGTGCCGCTGGTACGGTTGCCCGCCGCACCTGATTCAGCACGTCTTGGCCGGCGACGTGGCCAAGGTTGAAACAATGGGCCAGGCGTTCGTGACCTACAACCTGCTGCCGTGTTGGATCGTCCCGTGGGAGGAAGAGGCGGGGCGCAAGTTGCTCGGCAAAAAGTTGTTGCTGCAAGGCTACTACATTTCGTTCGACGTCGACGCCCTGATGCGTGGCGACAGCGCGGCCCGCGCGGCATGGTACAACGTGATGGT